TTGAGTACGCCAAGTACGAAAACGAGCATGCCGAGATTTACGAGACTGAGACTTCGGAGCGTAGCTTCGAAGAGGAAGTGAAGTTGTCCGGCTTTGGCGCAGCTCCGGTCAAGCCGGAAGGTTCCGCCATCTCGTATGACAACGCACAGGAATCGTTCACTGCTCGTTACAATCACGAGACGGTGGCCATGGGTTTCTCGATCACCGAAGAAGCCATGGAAGACAACCTGTACGACTCGCTGTCGGCCCGCTACACCAAGGCGCTCGCTCGCGCCATGGCGTACACCAAGCAGGTCAAGGCCGCCTCGCTGCTGAACACCGGCTTCACCACGTTCCAATCGGGCGACGGTGTGACCATGTTCAACACCGCGCACCCGACCGTCGCTGGTGGCACCAACTCGAACCGCCCTGCGGTCGATGTTGACCTGAACGAGACCGCCCTCGAGCAGGCCGTTATCGACATCGCTGCGTTCAAGGACGAACGTGGCCTGTTGATCGCAGCTCGCCCGCGCAAGCTGATCGTTCCGCCGGGTCTGATGTTCGTGGCCACTCGCTTGCTGGAAACTGAGCTCCGCGTCGGCACCGCTGACAACGACCTCAACGCCATCAAGTCGAACGGCTCGATCCCGCAAGGCTACCGTGTGAACCACTACCTCACGGACGCCGACTCGTGGTACATCACCACTGACATCCCGAACGGCCTGAAGCACTTCGTCCGTACCGCGATGACCCAGTCGATGGACGGCGATTTCGACACCGGCAACGTCCGCTACAAGGCCCGCGAGCGCTACTCGTTCGGCGTGTCGGACCCGCTGGGCATGTACGCCTGCCCCGGCGCGTAAGCGAACGGACACCATTGTGGAGGGGGCGGCTTCGGCTGCCCCCTTTGCTTTCAAAAGTTCATTGGAACTTTTTGCCCCATGATGTACACTGAGCGCAGGGTAACATCAGCCACGCAGACAGGACGCCCGACCTGACGATGCACAGACTGCGCGGCGAATCCTTGTGCAAGGGGTACTACCATGGCCAATACGACCTTTTCGGGTCCCGTTCGCTCTCAGAACGGATTTCAGACTATCTCTGTCAACTCCACCACTGGGGCCGAAACTCTCACCGGTTCATTCGGCTTCGGCATCGCAAACCCCGCAGGTGTTGGCATCACCGCTGGTACGGGTACGGTCTACGAGACCTCCGTTGCCCGCAACAACGGCATTGTCACCACCTCGATCATGCTTGACCTGACCGGCCTGCAGTCTGGCGGCACCGCTGGCGACATCATTGGTACTAACGGTGCGGGCGTGGCTTACATTGCTCGCGTCACGACCGCCAATAACGGCACGGTCTTCGGCGTTCGTATGACCTGCTACGAGACCCCAGCTGGTGGCGACACCGACATCGACCTGTACTCGGCCACCGAAGGTACGGGCGTGGAGGACGTCGCGATCTCGACCCTGACCGAAACCCAGATCATCAACTCCGGTACTCTGGCTCTTGGATCGGCGGTCTGTGGTGGCACCATCGTCGCCGACCAGTACCTCTATCTCGTCGGCAACGGCACGGCGAACGCGGCCTACACCGCAGGTCGTCTGCTGATCGAAATCTTCGGCTACGACGCCTAATAGGGGGACGGCATGTCCGACAATTATGATATCAGCTCTAAGCGGGTAACAGCTACCGGTGCCGTTGGCATCGGTCGCGCTCGCATCCGTATGGTCGTTGCTACGCTCAGCGGTGCTGGGCGTATCACTCTCACGAGTGGAAGTGGCGGAGCTACCAAGATCGACATGGATTTTGGCGCTGCCGGTACATACGACATCATGCTGCCGGGGACGGGCGTTCTTTTCGAGTCTGATCCGTTTGTGGCAACGGCGACTAATGTCACTGCCCAGACTCTCTTCTGGTCGTGAGGTGGTTGATGGAAGACGGGGTTAACCTCTTTGACGTCATGAAAGTCGTTGTGCAATGGGTCATCATACCCGTTGCTGGCTTTGTTTGGCTGATGCACAAGAACCAGCAGCAGCATCAAACGGACATCGCAGTTCTCAAGGCTGTTCATGCCGCCAACAAGGAGGCGCACGACCGCGAGTTCAAGGAGCTGCGCGACAACTTCAAGGCGGTTTTTGCGAAGCTTGACAACATCGAAGCCGCGTTAAGGAAATAGCATGGCCAAGACCCCGGCATGGACCCGCAAGGAAGGTAAGAACCCAAAAGGCGGGCTAAATGCCAAGGGCAGGGCCAGCTACAACAAGGCCAACCCCGGGAAACCGGGGTTGAAAGCCCCACAGCCAGAGGGCGGTTCGCGCCGGGATAGCTTCTGTGCCAGAATGACAGGCATGAAGAAGAAGCTCACGTCGGCCAAGACGGCCAATGACCCCAACAGCAGGATCAATAAAAGCCTGCGCGCATGGAAGTGCTAGGAGAACATCATGAAGGGCAAGACCGGACGCACCGCGACCACCGTCAACAAGGCTCCATCAAAGCCTAAGAAGACGTACACGACCTCTGCCGGGGCTCAGCAGTATGTGCGCGGTGACACCTCTGGTGCGCGTCGAGACAATCTGAACAAAGCGCAAAAGTCTGCGCTTAACAAGCCGGGGTCCAACTCCGCTCTGACGGACAATCTGGCTGCAGCCGGGTGGGCACAGGAGTCTCGCCTGATCAAGAATATTGTTGGCCCCAAAGAGGCGAAGACTAGCAGCACCGTGAAGATGTATGACAGCATGGAGCGCGAACGCATGGCCCGCGCTAAGAAGAAGTGACCGCACCATGCCGCTGAACGCCAAGGGCAAGAAGATCAAGGCCGCGATGGCCAAGCAGTATGGCAAGGAGGCCGGTTCTCGCGTCTTCTACGCCGCTGAAAACAAGGGCACCATCAAGGGTGTGAAAAAGGAGAAGAAGAAATGATGGGACGTATGGATATGGGCAAGCAGATCGCGACCGCTCCGGCATCTCGCGCCGCTGGCATGCCGGGTGCAGAGCGCCGTATGGCAATGCAGGAGATGGAAAAGCCTGTTGTCCGCATGGGCAAAGGCGGCAAGGTTGGCCGTGGCGACGGCTGCTGCATGAAGGGTAAGACCAAGGGGAAGATGTGCTGATGGCCAAGAAGACCACACCAAAGGCTGAGGCAAAGGTCGAGGAGCCTATCGTCGAGCAGGCACCTAAGTTTACCCCGTGCCGTCAGTGCAGCTATCCTGCTGACTGTGCCCGCGCAGCCAAGTGCTCGAAGGGGTTCAAGTAGCCATGGGTCGTACCAACGAGAAGCTGTGGGAACAGTCCAAGGCGCAAGCCAAGGCCAAGATGGGCGGCAAGCACTCCGCCCGTGCCATGCAGCTCGCTGGTAAGATTTACAAAGAGAAGGGTGGCGGTTACAGCGGAGAGAAAACCGCCGCCCAGAAGTCCCTCAGCAAGAAAGAGGACTGGGGCACCAAGAGCGGCAAGCCGTCAGGCAAGACGGGTGAGCGTTACCTTCCCAAAAAGGCCCGTGACGCCCTGAGCCCTTCAGAGTATGCTGCCACCACCCGAGCCAAGCGCGAGGGTACCGCCAAGGGCAAGCAGTTCGTGGCACAGCCAAAACGCATCGCGAAGAAGACCGCGAAATTCAGGGACTAAACCATGCCTGTCATCGTACCTGACCTGCCGGAACTCTTTGAGGAAGCCTTCGAGAGGGCTGGCCTCGAGATGCGCTCAGGGTACGACCTGAAGACCGCACGTCGCAGTTTGAACATCATGACCTTGGAGTGGGCCAACCGTGGCCTGAACCTCTTCACCATTGAGTCTGGCACTCAGGTCCTGACGCCCGGTACGGCATCATACACGATGCCCACGGGCACCATCGACCTGATCGAGCACCAGCTCCGCACCGGAACTGGCACGAACCAGACCGACACGTTCCTAGAGCGCATCTCGGTATCGACCTATGCTCAGCAGACCAACAAGCTGATCACTGGCAGGCCGACCCAAATCTTCGTGCAGCGCCTGTCTACGTCCACGCAGGTGACGCTGTGGCCACTGCCTGACGCCACCACCCCCTACACGCTCTTCTACTACCGCCTGAAGGGCATTGATGGCCTGTCGGCTGGTATAGGTGGGGAAACCACGATAGTGCCTCCACGCTTCGTCCCTGCGCTTGTGGCGGGCCTTGCCTACTACATCGCAGCCAAGAAGCCATCCGCACAGCCTCTGATGCCCATGCTGAAGCAGGAGTACGAGGAGCAGTTCGCCCTTGCGGCTGACGAGGATCGTGATCGTGCCTCGGTGTCGTTCGTGCCAATGAGCCCGTGGAGCTACTGATGGCGTATGCGAAGGGTAGCAAGGCGTTCGGGTTCTGCGACAGGACTGGTCGCAGGTACCCCCTGAGCGACCTCGTCTATGAGTACCAGAACGGCCAGCGCACGGGGTTTCGCGTGGGCAGGGATGTCCGCGACCCGGACCAGCCCCAGAACTTCTTGGGCAAGGTCAAGGTGAACGATCCCCAGTCTCTGTACGATCCGCGCCCTGACACTGCAATTCTGGAATCCAACGCCCTCTGGGGGTGGAACCCTGTTTGGAATCCAGCGCAGTACATGATATCGTCTGTAGGAACCGTGACCGTGGTCACAACTGATGGAGAATGACATGAAGGGCAAGGTCATGGGCGTTGACGCCGCCAACCGCCGCAAGAACGCCAAGCTGAAGGTCACCGCATCTGGTGGTGCCAATCCCGGTGCCAACCTGAAGCCGCTGAGCAAGCTGGCCCCCAAGGGCAGCATTCGCCCTCGCACCCGCAGCGACAAGGAAGCCGAAGACGAGGCTGATGCCGCAGCTGACCGCGCCATGAAGCACTCGCAGCCGCCGAAGCTGGTGTACAAAGCCGCTGGTGGAAAGGTTAAGAAGATGGCATTTGGAGGCGCGCTTGGGGCATTGGCCGCTGGAGATATCCGTGGGGCTATCCCAGGGTTGCTGCCTCAGATGATGGTCCAGAAGCACCTTCGCAAAAAGGCATCCAAGGTGGAGGACGCGCAGGAAGAGGCGTCAGCCCCAAAGAAGATGGCCATGGGCGGCATGTGCCGTGGCATGGGCGCTGCCAAAAAGGGCGGCAGCTACAAGGGATAAGTTCAATAGAACTTCTGGGTGACCCATGAACTACGCGGAACTTGTGCAGGACCTGCAGGACTACTTGGAGACGAGCGAGACATCGTTCGTCAGCAATATCCCCACGTTCGTGAAGCAGGCGGAGGAGCGCATCTACCGCTCCGTGCAGATTCCAGAGCTGCGGAAGAACGCCACGGCATCGACGACGGCTGGCAACCAGTACCTTGCCCGCCCGTCAGACTTCCTGTCGGTGTTCTCTCTGGCTGTCGTTGATGGTTCCGGGAACTACAGCTACCTGTACGACAAGGATGTCAACTTCATCCGCGAGGCATATCCAAGCGCCTCCACGCAGGGGACCCCGAAGTACTACGCCCAGTTTGATGGAGACCAAGTCGGGACTGAGGGGAACTTTATTCTCGGCCCAACGCCCAGCAGCGCCCTCACCGTTGAGCTCCATTACTACTATGACCCACCGTCAATCGTTGACACTGGCACGTCGTGGCTTGGGACCAACGCAGAGACAGCCCTCCTCTACGGCAGCCTTGTGGAGGCGTACACCTACCTCAAAGGTGATGCTGACATGCTGCAGGTCTATATGGAGCGCTACGCTGACGCCATGGAGAAGCTCTTCGGGATCGATATAAGGTCGAAGCGGGATGACTACAGGGATGGCGTCATTCCCGGGTCGGGGACTGGTCGCTGATGTTTGTTGGCTCAGCATCCCCCGGATCGGTCAGCGTCATGACCTCCACCAACGGTGGCCATAGCCCCGAGCAGATCGCCGAGCTGTGCGTGGATCGACTGATCCGCGTTGCTGACACGGCCCCCCCGGAGCTTGCCATGCAGGCTAGGGCCTTCAAAGAGCAGATGTTGGCGGTCGTCTTGCAGTATGTTAGGATGGCAGCAGTAGAGGACCGTTCGACGGTCGTGGCGAAACTGGAGCAGGCGGGGTTTTCCGATCTGTCCAAACAGATAAAGGGACTTTGACATGAGTTTCACGGGCAATTTTATGTGCACCAGCTTTAAAAAAGAGCTGATGCAGGGCGTACACAACTTCACGGCGTCCACCGGCAACACGTTCAAGCTGGCGCTGTACACCAACTCGGCCAGCTTTACCGCTGCGACCACGGCGTACACCGTAACCAACGAGGTCGGCAACTCCGGCACCTATTCGGCTGGCGGCGGAACCTTGACCAACGTCACCCCGACCACGAGCGGCACGACGG